GATGCGGAACACATCAGCCGGGCGCTCGTCCGTCGCACAGTGGCGGTACACGCCATAGTTCGACGGGTCGGGCTGGCCCTTGAGAAGATCCGGATGGTCCGGGTAGGTGCGGTCGATCAGCGACTCGACCCAGATTTCCTCTTCCCACGGCTTCTTGGCGTACTGCGGCGCACCGATGACCACAACCGGCTCTTCGTCGGCCTTCTTGGCCTCCAGGGCCGCGAGACGGGCCGTGAGCTGATCCAGCATCGTCTGCGGGATGGTGACGGTCTTGGGCTTGTCGGTTTCGACGGGCATGCGGTTGTCCTTCGCGGGTTGGTGGTCGTTCGGGATCAGGCGATGGTGTAGCCAGCGGGGTAGGACAGGTTGTCCTGCACGCCATCATTGGTGATCCAGGCTTCGTACGCGCCAGTGGTGATATCGTGGGTGGTCACGACAGCGGCGGCGGTCAGATAGCGCAGGAACGCGGTCTTGGGCAGCAGCGAGTCGCTGTCCAGGCGCTTCACCTTGAGGTCGAAGTGGTGGCCGGCAACCAGGGTCGCCTTGGCGATGGGACCGGTCGAGGCGAGAACCACGTTGCCCGAGGCGAACGTGGTGTCGGTCGCGTTGCCGAGCAACTGGAAGTCGATCTCGGCCGCGCCGCCAGAGGCGAGCATGGCCGTGGTCACGACCACGTGGAAGATGATGTCCGCACCAGCACCGTCATCCATCCGCGCCAGGCGGTCGATGTACGAGGCGCTGAGGTTGGTGCCGACCGCGCCAGGAGCCTGGGGGGTGAGCACGCCAGCCACGCTGGTGAAGCAATCAAGGATGTCGAAGATCATGGGGTTTCCCTTGGAGTGGAGGTTGGCGGCGAACCGATCAGGTCACCTGGGACTCGGCGTTGCTGATCTGATCGCAGTTGCGAATCGGGATGCCCATGAAGCTGAGCACCTTGCGACCGTACCAGTCTTCCATGGTCAACTGGTTGTTGGTCTTGTTCAGCATCTGCTTATGCAGCGCGGCGCGGACGGTTCTGTTGCAGAGGTAGATCTGCTTGCCGGGGATGGCGATGGTCGAGGTCGGATTGCCCGTGGTGCTCGCCGGGGTGGCGATGGACGGGATACGGTACATCAGGTCGATCATGCCCTCGGTCAGATCGGTCGCGCCGGTCTGGTTCTTGAGGTTGGTCGTGTCGATGTTGCACAGACGACCGCACCAGCGCCAGTCCTCAAGCGCGATACCGGCATTCCACTGCCACATCTCGCGGTGGCCGAGCAGGCGGGTTCCACCGATGCCGTTGGTGCCCTGGATGACTTCCTCATCCTTGGAGAAGTGGGTGATGCCCGCGGCGGTGCCCTTGGGGAAGAAGCCGTACAGCGCCTTGGGGCTCAGGGTCAGGAGGTACATCGAGGTGTTGACGTTCGAGGTGCCGCCGCCGTCGATCACGTTCTGCGCGTTGTTGGCAGTCGCGGTATTGACGGTCGAGTACCGGGGCGCGAGGCCCAGGAACTGCGTCGGGTCGGTCGAGGGGTCGCCGTAGATGAACGAGTTGCTGAACTTCTGGGTGATCGACTCCATGAAGGCCAGCGACTGCATGAAGAGGAAGTTGCCCTTGTCGGCCCAGAGCTTGAGCAGCGACTCGTCGTACTCAGCCCAGGTCTCGAAGATCGCCGCGCCCTCATCCACCTGCGCGGTCTGACCGCGCGAGACGGACACCGGGCTGTTGATCTGGCGGGTGTAGGTGGTCGGCAGGCCGGTGCGCTGGGTGATGCGCGTCCCGGTGGGCAGGTTGCCCTCCAGCCAGATCAGGTCCTGGACCTGCTCGTTGGACTGGTTGAGGAGTTCCGCGATCATCGCGGCCTTCATGTCCGGATCGCGGGTCTTGGCCCACGAAACGAGGTCGTAGACGAGTGAAGCGTTGGTGCCAGCCATTGGAAATCTCCCAGGGCCGATTTAACGGCCAGATTGGAGGGTGAGCCTCAAGAACGGAAAAGAACGGGTCCTACTTGTACGCCTTGGGATACATGAGCCGTGCGGCTTCCTGTGGATTCGTCGGCATCTGCTTGCCCACCGGCTGACCACCAACGACTTTGGTGGCATCCTCGGTCGGCAGCGCGGCGGCAGCACGGTTGAGGATGCGGAGGAAGAAGGGGTTGTTGGCGAAGGGCGAATTGGCGATGGCCTTGCGCTCATCCGTGGTGGCGAAGGCACCTAGGGCACGCTTCACGTTCGCCAGAGTCGCCGGCATCTTCTCGCCGCCGATCTCCGGGTCCTTCATGGCCTGGTCGTGCCAGACTTCGTAGGCGCGGTTGACCTGCGCCTTCTGCATGGCAGCGTGCTCATTCAGCAGCGCCTGGGCCTTGGTCTTGTCCAGGCCCACGGACTTGAATGACTTGTCGAGCGCTGCCACGTCGGCCGGGTCGAGCCCAGCGTCCTTGGGGGCTTCAAGCTTCCAATCGGCTGGTTTGACTTCCTCGACCTTGGCGGGTTCAGCGGCTTTGTCGGCCGGCTTGGCAACCGCAGCGGGCTCGTCTTCGACAATCAGGGTCTTGGGGCGGGCCGGCGCGGCGGGAGCATCGGCGGGCTTGTCAGCAGGCTTGGCTGCGGGGGCAGCCGCCGCCGGGGTGCCACTCTGGGCAGCGGGCGCGGTCGATGCCCCCGCCGGAGCCGAGGGGGTGCCTGTTGCAGCGGGGGCTGGGCTGGCTGCGGCTGGTGCAGTGACCGCAGCGGATGCATCCTTGACAGCGTCAGCTACCGGAACGTCAGGCATGGTGGGAAGGATAGTAAGCGGCCACTTACTTATCAAGGACTTTGTTGACGGAGGGTCTTTGCCGTTACATTACGGGTTATGGGCAGTTACCTACGAGTCCCCGGTGTCCAGAAGACCATGCAGGGGCACATCGACCGCTACGGGTCGCCGCTACCAGATCCGCGCTCTTCGGCGGCCGCCATCAAAACCGGAAGGATGGAAAGGCTAGCTTTGGCGAATAAGCAAGACGAGGCCAACCGTTGCCGACTCGCCAACGAGTGCCGCACTGCGCTGTTGGGACGATGCGTCTCGGACAAGACGCGCTTTACTCAGGTAGACGCGGGCAAGATTTGCGGGTATAGCGCCTTTAATATGAATCCGCCGGCCGCAATGGTACTCGCCCTCAATGAACTCGTCGCGGAGGGCAAACTGCGTAAGGTCGGCAGACATTACATCGTCTGGTGCTAAGCCTGCGGCTTCCCAGAAACCCCACTGGCAGCGTTGTCTTCCTCGGCCCAGACCCGCTGGAGCTTGCGGAACGTCCGCAGGAAGTCCGGGTAGGCATCATCGCTCAGGGCGTCAATGTCGTACACCAGTTGCATGCCGATGGCCCGCTTGCCCTGGTCGGACTCGCTGATGACCCCGGCCTTGGCGTAGATACCGCAGCGGTTGAGGATTCTGCCCAGGACGGCCAGGCCAGCCTCAGTGCTCAGGACGGCCAGGAGTTGATTGCGCTCACGCTGCCGGCGAAGCTCGTACAGCAGTTCCTGCGCCTTCTTGTGGGATTTGGGCAGATCGCGCGCCGGAGCCGGGGCGCTGGCGATCACGAAGTCCTCGCGCAGTTCGGTGGGATCGCCCATTAGTAGCGCCACTCCCAGCCAGCCCACAGGTCGAGGATGCAGTCGGCCAGGAACGATGCGCGTTCATATCGGCCACTCATCACCGCGAACCCGAGGGACATGCGCAGGTATTCCATGCGCTGCACGAGGCGGTAATCCGGCGCGGTCAGGATGTCGGCGTGGGCGATCATCGGGCGAGGTTCGGCATGACTTTTTCGAGGAGGTTCGAGCCAGCGCCGACCGGCGTATTGCCCGCAGCCTGCGCGGCGCCCGCAAGCTTCTGCGCGTTGTCGGCCATCTGCGCGGCCTGTTGCGCCTTGGCGCGTTGATCGCGGATTGCCTTCACATCGTTCGCGGTATTCAGGTAATCCGCCGGCAGGCTCGCATCGCGCGCCACACCACGGGCAATCGCGTCCGTGTTGAAGTTGTCCATGATGCCCTGGGCAAGCGCAGCTTCCTGGCCCATGAGCTGCAGCACCTGCGCGACGTTGTTGATCCTCAACATCCTTTGCGCCGCGCTCTGGATGCTCTCAAACACCGGCTTGACCTTCGCGCGACCCTTCTTGATCGCCTCGGGCGCGGGCGGCAGGAGGCCACGGCGCTGCGCGATGCCGAGGATACGCATCACCGCCGGAGCGTGGACCTCTT